TATAAACTCTTATGAGTATGTATAAGTATATGTAGTAGTTATCTAAAAAGAACTTAATAGATTGTAAAGATTTTATTAGAGTCGTCAACATAAATTTAAATTTATTTAGTTGTATACAATAATGTATAGTTGTATAAACGTGGCGATATTTATTAGGCTGTGTATAATGCAGTAATTATAATTAACATATAAAGAGGTGAAGCATGACAACAGGATTCGGAGAATACTTTTTAACATTCAACATACGCAATGGAGTAGGCCTAGACTTAGAGTTTACTGATAGCAGGGCAATGTGGGCCAGCCTTAGTGACACTGGTAAACTAACCGCAGTATCTTTTAAAGGTGTTGTAGTGATGGTTCCGTTTTTAGTTATTACATTTGGTCAGATCTGGTCGGAGGATTAAAGTTATGAGCGAGAAAGTAAAGAAGATAACAATAAAAGTATTAAACAAAGTCACTACTTGGATGGAAAAAGAAGCAACAGTAATGAAGAGTAAGTTTGAAACTAGGTTTATAAAAACAATAAGATCAGCAGTTGTGTTGTCGTGTGTGCTGGTCCTTATAAATGTTCTGTTAATATTAAGGGGGTAATACATGCTAGATTTAATTATAGGGTTGTTTGTATTTATAGCGTTGGGCTGCGGCATTAGATTGTTATATGAATCTGAGCTTATGATAAACGAACTTAAAAAAGAAAGGGACGAGGACGAATGAATTTTTTTGAAGAGACGCTTAAACCAGGTCCCTCTGCACAGGCAGTAGCTACATCAAAGGCTGCACAGGATGTTGTCTACGGTAAGGCAAGTTTAGTTAGAGCTTGCGCTCACTTCCGTGTACAAGAACAAGCCGTAATACAATTCATCATAGATAAAACAGAGTACGAAACTAAAATTGATATAGAAAGGGCAATGTCAAATGTTGACCCTGATAATTACGGAAACAAATAAAGCTAGGCGAACACCCACACTTGTGGTAAACTTAACATTCAATTTAAATCACCAATAAAAGGAAAGTAACATGGCTATATTAGAAGGCGCAGCATACTGGGCATCAGTAACAACTCCGAACACAACTTATGATCCTGTGTATTCGGTCAACTTAGTTGTAAATGAAGCAACCGCAGAGGACTTTAAAGCGAGAGGCTTTACTATTAAGCAGATGGACGAAGGCCCTGCAATTGTTATTAAGCGTAAGGTCAATGGCCCTAACGATATGATTCGCCCTGCCCCCAAGCTAGTGGATCAGTATAAGAACACACTAGATGCTAGGGTTGGTAACGGCTCCAGTGTTAAGGTGCAATACAAAGAATGGGAATCAGTATGGAAAGGTACAACCTTTAAAGGTTTAGATTTCCAGGCTATGCAGGTTCTTGAACTTGTTGAAGTTGGTACACCTGACGGTGCTGAGTTTGACTCTTATGAAACTACGATGGAGGACGAGTTGTAATGGGAATCGTTACAGTAGAAGATGTTAAGTACGAGTCAGACCTACTCTCAGATGAGGGTAGGGCAATACTGTCTCACTTAATAGAGGCAGACAAGCAGGGTCAAAGAGCATCATTTACAGTGGGGCTTATGCAAGCCGCAACTATAAAGTTAATCGCTGATCTTAAAGATAACCATCTCACGGACGAGGCCATTGCAACAGAGGAAGTTGAAGTAACTGAGGAGTAAGCCGAATGGCTTTTGTTAAACTGCACCAACCCTGTCAGGACGATTCGTGTGGGTCTACTGACGGGGCCTCTATTAACGCAGATGGATCAGCCTACTGCTTTGTTTGTTTAAAATATTTTCCAACCTATAGCACAGCGAAAGTGCAAGCACCTGATACCGTAACGGACTTTACAGTGTATCAAAGGAACAATAGAATGAAGGAGAAAAACCCTGTTGCCGCTTCATTTGTAGAGTTGATTGACCGCAAGATAAGCTTAGCTACAGCTAAGAAGTACGGTGTCAAAGCTTCAACCATTAACGGCAAGGTAGACAAGCACTACTACCCCTACTACAACGGACACGAACATGCAGGAACTAAAGTCCGTAAGCAAAATAAGGAGTTTATTTGGACAGGAAGCCCTAAAGAAGTAGGGTTGTTTGGAGAGAACCTGTTCAAAGCAGGTGGTAAGTTTATAACATTAACAGAAGGCGAGTGTGATGCGATGGCTGCTTACGAACTTATGGGTAGTAAGTGGCCTGCGGTATCTATTAAGTCAGGTGCGGCAGGTGGTGTCCGTGATGTTAAGGAAAATCTAGAGTACCTTGAGTCCTTTGATGCTGTAGTCATTAACTTTGACAACGACAAGCACGGTAAGGAAGCGGCTCAGAAAGTTGCAAAGTTATTAACTCCTGGCAAAGCTAAGATAATGACACTGCCCGTGGACTACAAAGATGCTAACGATATGTTACGCCAAGGTAGACATGCTGCATACGTCAGTGCTTTTTGGGATTCTAAAATCTATACGCCGTCCGGTGTATTAAATCTATCTGATCAGTTTGAAGCATACCAGAAGCTAAGACTAGAAAAGAAAAGAGCCATACCTTATCCTTGGAGTGGACTTAATAAGAAACTAGAGGGCCTTAGAGCAGGTGAGTTAGTAACTCTTACAGGTGGCACAGGTCTTGGTAAGTCCTCCGTCACCAGAGAGATTGAACACTGGCTGATTGAGAACACCGAAGATAACGTAGGTGTCATAGCCCTTGAAGAAACGTGGTCGCGTACTGCCGAAGGTATCATGGCAGTGGAGGCTAACGCTAAGCTGCACCTTGATAGTGTGAAGGCTGAGTTTACTGAGTCACAACTAGATGACTGCTTTAAGAAAGTCTTTATGGGTGACAACGATGGTCGTGTTTGGATTCATGCACATCACGGTGTCAACAACCTTGACGACATCTTCAGCAAGCTACGCTACATGATTATAGGTCTTGATTGCAAATGGATTGTAGTTGATCACTTGCATATGTTAGTCCTATCTACGCTAGAAAACGATGAGCGTAAAGCTATTGACGGCATCATGCATCGTCTCAGGACTATGGTAGAGGAGACAGGCTGTGGTATGATACTGGTGTCACATCTCCGCAGGGTTGAAGGGAACCGTGGACACGAGAACGGCATAGAGACAGGTCTATCACACCTCAGAGGTAGCCAAAGTATTGCTCAGTTAAGTGACTGTGTTATTAGCTTGGAGCGAAACCAACAAGCAGAGGATAAGATAGAAGCATCAACCACCAAGGTCAGGGTCTTGAAGTCACGATACACTGGTGATGTTGGCGTTGCTTCTCACTTACTATATGATAACAAGACAGGTAGGCTTAGAGAGTTAGACGACTATGATGAAGCGCAGTTTGATGGAGAGATTATATGAGTAACTTAGTATTTGATATAGAAGCAGACGGCCTAGACCCTACAAAAATCTTCTGCATTGTAGCTCAAGACGTAGACACAATGGATGTATTTACGTTTGACAACACCCAGTTAGAAGAGGGGTACAAGATGTTGTCTGCTGCAACTAAACTGATCGGTCACAACGTAATAGGCTACGACATCCCTGTCATTAAGAAGCTTGCAGGTATAGATCTGTTCAGTAAAAAGATTGTTGATACATTAGTACTGTCACGTTTGTTCAAGCCTACACGCGAAGGCAACCACGGCCTTGAAGGGTGGGGCTACAGGCTAGGCTTTCGCAAGGGTGACTTCGGTCAACAAGAAGACGCTTGGAACGCTTACACGCCTGAGATGCTAGAGTACTGCAAGAATGATGTGTTGCTCAACACTAAAGTCTATGAAGCACTCAAGCTTGAGAGCCGTGGCTTCACTCCGCAGTCAGTGCAAATAGAACACGCAGTAGCTAAGATTGTAGATCAGCAGCGAACCAATGGTTTTGTATTAGATGTTGAAAAAGTTATGGGCCTGATGGCTATGTTTGAAACCAAGCTACACGATATAGAGCAGGAGGTTCAGGAAGAGTTCCGGCCTGTAGTTACTACTCAGATACTAACACCTAAGTACACAGCGACAGGTGCATTAGCTAAGACAGCCACCGATCAATACGACAAGGGAACTAGGCTAAGCGATAATGAGTATGAGCGAATGCTTTTAAACAAAGAGGAATGCTTACCTATTGCCCGTAAAACTGAGACACCTTTTAACCTAGGATCACGCAAACAAATAGGCGAGTACTTAATTCGTTTTGGTTGGAGTCCAAAGAAGTTTACACCTACGGGTCAACCCATTGTAGATGAATCTACTTTAAATAGAGTTAAGAACATTCCACAGGCTGCCCTGATTGCAAAGTACTTGATGGTTCAAAAACGCTTAGCTCAAACTAAGAGCTGGATAAAAGAGCTTGACGAAGAGACAGGTAGAGTACACGGATATGTTAATCCTAATGGTGCAGTGACTTCTCGCATGACACATTCACATCCCAACATGGCACAGATTCCAAGTAGTTCGTCACCATACGGCGAAGATTGCCGGTCTTGTTGGACAGTACCAGACGGCTACAAGCTAGTGGGGGTTGACGCTTCTGGCTTAGAGCTTAGGATGTTGGCACATTATTTAAACGATAAGGACTATACAAATGAAATACTTAACGGCGATATACACACCGCTAATCAGCGCCTTGCTAGAATTGAATCAAGAAGTCAGGCAAAAACTTTCATCTATGCCCTCCTCTACGGAGCAGGAGATGCTAAGCTTGGGTCAGTGGTTGGAGGAAGTAGAACGGTTGGGAAAGGACTTAGACAACGCTTCTTTGATAATCTCCCATCATTTAAACAGCTTACAGATAGCGTACAACGAGAAGCTAAAACAGGATTCATTAAAGCACTAGACGGTAGACGGCTGACAGTTAGATCAGAACACGCTGCACTGAACACATTGTTACAGGGCGCAGGCGCAATAGTTATGAAGCAAGCAGTTATACTTTTAAATGACATGCTTATAAATAAAAAACTGGATGCTAAGTTTGTAGCTAACGTCCACGATGAGTGGCAGATAGAATGCCGCGAAGATCACGCAGACGCTGTGGGTAAACTAGGCGTTGAAGCTATTGTTAGAGCAGGTAAAATCTTTAATCTTAATTGTCCTCTTGATGGGGACTACAACGTAGGGAGTAACTGGAGTGAAACACATTAATAAACTAGAAATACCTGAGAATCCTATGGGTAAAACAATTACCCACCCAGAAAGATATAAGTTTGTAGACAACGAATGGTGGTACTACTACCCCGAAGACGGAACAAGTATACATACTGGAGATCATATAAGAGAAAGAGCCAGCACAATCAGGAAAAGAATAGACACTTCTATGTATGTTAATGGCAAGTACATCTCTAAGTCCCACCCACTATATAGACCTGGCAAATTTAAAACTTTTGAAAGTGTAGCGTTTGCATCATTAGATGAATACACCGCTGTTAAAGAGGGGTATGTATACATTGTATCTAATCCTGCATGGGAGGGATGGTTTAAGGTTGGCATGGCTCTTGATGCCTATGATAGATGTGCAGGGTATCAAACTTCTTCACCTTTCAGGGACTATATGGTAGAGTATGCTAAGTATTTTAGTGATAGAAAAGAAGCTGAAAAAATAATTCACACAGAGTTAAAATCTAATAACATTAAGCACTCTAGTGAATGGTTTAAAACAGAGCTATCTACCATAAAGAATATAATTAAAAACATAAAAGGCGCGTAACATGCAGCTCAATACTATAGTACCTGACATTTATAAACACTTAGAAAGCTTATCAGATGGTAAAGTCTTACCGTTAACAGAGAAAGATATTGATAACACGGTTGCAGGAATGAGAGAGGCGCTAATGTCTTGGGCTGCACCGTCTGAAAGAAGCAAAAACTTTACTGTTCGTATGTCAAATGTAGGGAAACCTTCGCGTCAGTTGTGGTATGAGAAGCGTGACCCTCAAGGGCGTGG